TCAATATCCGAGGAAATAATTATCGAATAGTTGCGATCGTTGTTTTCTTTGCTGGTAGAATGACTATTCGCTTTATTGGTACCCACAAAGAATATGATAGGATCGACGCTAAGAATTATTAAAAAGGAGGGCATTATGAAAATTAGTAGTGATTCCCAATACAGGGAATATAAAAAGGAAATGGAAGTTTTGATCCAGAAGGGAACAAAGCTTGGTGATATGGAATTGCTTTCAGAAGCAGACAAAGAAGAATTTGTACGCCTTACTGATGCGATTTATGAATGGGAGGCCGCTTATCATCCTTTGCCTGGTAAGGTATCGACAGTAATAACGGACGCTATCAAACAACGTATGAGCATAGGCAATATAAAACAGAAGGATGCCGCTAAAAAACTGGGTGTCTCTGAATCTCGTGTAAGTGAACTTTTATCCGGTAGGCGATCGCTTAATTTAAACATGGTGAAACGTTTACGCGATAATTTTGGAATATCGGCTGATTTTATTCTGGATAATATGTAAAAAGTGAAATAATAATAAGACGAGAAAGCTTTATCTAATCGGATAAAGCTTTTTTATTTGTGGCTTTTTCTCTACATTTACCAGCTAATCATAATATAATGCAGTATGAACACACTAAAGCCGAATTTTGCCACAAAAGAAGATAACGGCGTGAATCTTTTGCGTAAATCTTCAAAGATATTTTTAATAGTCTCGCAAATAGCCGGAATTATAGGGGCTTTTGCCGGGATAATGGATTTTGATAGTTTAGGAATACCGGTTATTGCAATAGCCATTTTAATCTTTGTTGCAGGGTATTTAGTACGTGGTTTTGCTTTATGTATTGCTACGATTGCGGAAAATTCCGAAAAACATAAAGAGTAGCCAGTTAATCAGAATATATCTATTTATTTATAGGGTGCATCGGGAACGGTGTGCCCTTTCTTTTGTCCTTTACCTACACATCTTAAAAGCTCATATTTGCCTAAAAATAGAGCAATATGAATGAAATATTAATTACTACAGTAATCAGTTCTATTTGTACTGGTGGTATTACTTGGCTTTTTACTCTAAAATATACTAGGAAACAGGCCGAAGCTGATGCGATGCTATCCGTGCAAAACGTATATCAGCAGATAATTGAAGATCTTAAAACGGATCGGGTGGAGTTGAAAGAAAATATCAAGGAACTGGCGCTAAAGGTGAGTGAGAACGAACGAGAAATTAAAGCAATGAAGCCGAATCTTTGCGGGCGGAAGGCATGTACACAAAGAATACCAATCAATTAATTATATGAAAAAATATGCTTTGTATATTGTACTATCGGGAGTCTTCCTTGCTAGTTGTAGCCGCGCAACGATCGATCACCGGAAAACAAATGAAACGGTATTGTCAGACAGCGTTAAAGCTCGCACAGATACGCGAGAGGAACAAGATAAGCAGCAGGGACATAGTACAGAACGTAATACTAGAACTGACGAGGAAAACCGCGTCGTTATTAAATTTGATACGGAAAAGCCAGTTACGAAAGAAACAGGTTTACCACCAATCAAAGAAATCTCTTTTACCGGTTCCACCACTAATCAAGAAAAAGAACTTTATACGGAGATCGACACGGAGAAAAATATAAAATCAGTAATAAACGATTCAACAGCAGTAAATCGTAAGACTGATAAGAAAGAAGATATTAAGACGAGCAAAGAAATTAAGCCTTCGACTAGTTTATGGAAGGCTTTGTTATATATCTGCCTTATTGTTTTCTCCTATTATTTATTTGATGTATTGCGGGCACACTGGCCGAAAATAAAACAGTTATGGCGAAGGGTATTCAAACT